GTTCCTGTTCAACCTGTTGCTTAACTGTAGCAAGTTCTTTTTGTGCCTCTTGCAAGGCTATTTTTTGTCTTATAGCACTTTCATGGGCTCTTATTCTCGATATTTCAGCCTCATTTTTTGCGATTATACTAGCTTTCTTAGCTTCGCTTTCTTGAAGAATGGCCTGTTCTTTGGCTTGAGCTTGCTGTAATATTGCTTGAGCCCTGGCTTGTTGCGCCGTTAAAGGGCCAGTAGTATCCCCAAATGTGGTCTTTTGAAACTGTTCCTGAATCCGTCTCGCGGATTCGGCGGCCATTCTTTCTAAAGTCTGAAGTTGTTTTACTGCATCCGATATACCAAATACCAGATTGGCTATAATCTTGTTGGTGAAATCTTCCACACACAACACCTGCCTTTTTCACTTTTAACAAAATGAAAAGGGCAGGTGTTACCCCGCCCCAAACAGCGACATCAATTCGCGAACGTCTTTTTCTGAATTAACCTCTACCTCTTCTTCTGGTTTATCTCCCGCACCATTCATCTTGGCGATAGCCTTAGCTAGCCATCCTGCCTGTTTTAATGTCATCTCGCCAACTTCTTCAAAGGTGCGCCCATATACAACGAGTAAAGACACAAGTTCTGCTAAGTCTTTTTTCCAAGCGGTATAATTTATATCATCTCGCCGTTTTTCCATCCTAAAGCCGCTTTGTTCGCAGAAAGAAGGACAATATTTCTTCGACTTCCGCCAAATCAAGTTTTTTAATCTGTTCTAAAGGCATAGTACCACGAAAAGCCTTTTTAATAAGTTCATACAGGGCTTTTTTTCTGGCTTCGTAGGTCTTATTGTCCTCGTCCTTGAACTTAATGAAATTCAAAGCTATGTCGGTTGTTATCACTTTGCCCAACAATTCCCCAACTTCTTCCATGTCCTTAAGCATGGCCGGTTTAGCTTCGTATTCAACGCCATCAACCGTATATTTCTTGCCTTTTGCAAATACCTCGCTAAGTTCACTCACAGTTTCGCCCTCCTTTGATTTTTACCCCTCCTGTATCAACTAACCAACAAAAAAAGAATAGGCCCAACCTGCGGAGGGGAACAGGTCGGGCCTATCTAACAATTCAACTAAACTCTAGCAATGGCAAAGTCTATCATCTTCTTATCGGGACGGCCTGGGTCAAGAATCTCAAACTCAAGAGCATGAGTCGCAGCAGTACCACGCGCACGATTAATTTCCATTGTGCCGTTGGCTTTCGCGCGGTAAATGGTGGCCGTTAGCTTCATATCGTTTCCAGAGGCATCCTTAAAGGTCGAGACATGCACTATCTGGACAACAGGAATTTGCCCGGTGGTTAGAACCGAAGCCAACGTACCGTCTGTCACGGTATATTTGTAGTCTATCAAAATGTTTTTGCCCGCATCGGCAGACGCAAAAGTAAGCGTTCCAGTCGCATAACTGAACTGCCCAGTAGTCGGAGTAGTAGTTTTGGTGAACTCTTGCCCGGTATCCGCATAACGGACTTTAACGCTTGTTTCAATGGCCGTAGTCTTATTTGCCAAATCAACTGTATACGGAGTATCCGATGGGATTGTCTTTGCTTCTCCCATCACTTGGACTTCAGTTGTACCGTTAGGGGTTACGGTAGCCCCCATTGCGGCCTTCAAAAAGTCCGGGTCGAATTCGTTGTTGGTGAAAGAAACGGTAGCAGTGCGCTCTTTGTCGATTGTATCAAAGGGATAAAGTCCATCACCGCCGTATATCTTTTCAGTGGGGAAATTCAATGACAATTTCATGTCACCGAGGCGCAACAGACGGGCAACGGTGGAGCCATCGCTGGCACTGGTAATAATAGCCTCGCCAACGCCCTTAATAACAAAAGTCTTGGAAGGTGCAGTCATTGGGTTTATCACTCCTTTTCCTTATTTTTGTAGAAAAACAAAAACACCGCCGAACAGCGGTGTCGCACTAAAATTATTAAGTTTTAAAGAGTATTACTGTATCTGTTCACCTACTTTGAACCGCAAGACGTGTTTTTTTATCCCCGAAACCCCTGAAGTGTCGGTAAAAGAAGTCTGAAACTCAACAGGCAACGTTGCCCCTGATAATTGGATGTAGTGTAACAATTCTCTAGCCCTTTCGCCTATCCTCAAAACCCCGGCTTTGGTCGTTGCCGATTTCACACCAGTTGAGGAGTTGGAATAAATGGCAACTTCAAACATTGCGTCATATACTAAATCATTAACTTTGGATCTTACTCCGGGCACGGGATAAATACAGGCCAAAGGAATGTTGTCTACACTAAGCCCATTTGGTTCCATTTCCTGTTGAATCTTGGCTATTTTCTGTGAAACAGGAGAAGAAGGAACAAGCCCGAAAAAATCGAGGAATGCGGCATCGGAAGTTAACACCCCCCAAACCGCATTCACGATGGATAAATCAGACAAGGGCATCACCTGCCATCAGTAATGTACTTGTAAAAAGGAAAAGTCTGTACAACATTTAACAACCTTTCCACCACATAAGGACGACTTAACTGCACTATTTCTCTAAGCCAGTGTTGGGGTTCTCGCGGTGGAAGCCAGCGCTCCAAGTTAAGCCCTTCCATCCTACCGCTGGAATACTTAATTTCATTGTCGAGATTAATATAACTTCCTTTGGGACGGCCACTGATTGGGTGCCCATACGAGAACCTGGATGGGTTATAATATTTTGATTGAGTATAAGTTTCCCATGCGGGGTTTGACTCATCTGCTAACGAACCAGAACCCCATTCAGTGGTCAAAGCCCCAATACCACCGGCCCACACAGTCCCAATTACCTGATTGCCAATTATTTTAATCTCTTTGCCAATCATATCCCGCCTTACTTCAGGAGGAGCCTTCGCCTGCACTTGTGCCCAAAGCCAATCGGTGAGAACTTCAATCTCATAAAGATAGACTTTGTTCAAGTCATCTACCATTGCCTTAACATCAAATTTAAGCATGGCTACCCACCAGCCCACACGGAAAGTTGCAGACACATGCAACCGGGAATTTTGAAACGGTCGATGTCGTCTATACGGTAAACATTCCCCGCAATTGTCGCTTTATCCAGCAAAGCAACGGCAGGATTGTTTTGTGCTGTGACCTCAAGCACTGTAGACGGGTTATAACCGGGGTCTTTCAGTTTCATGCCTGCGGTTACAACTTGCGTATGACAAGGTATATTGGAGATAATAGTTGTTGCTGAGGTTCCAAGCAGATTTCCTTGTGAATCGTAAACAGGAACTTCTCGCGTCACGGTAATTGTCGAGTTACATAACAACCCATGCCCAACAATGCAAATCTCCTGCCCATGTACTACCTGCTTCTTTGAGGCCACACAAAGGAACGTTTCTAGCCCCGCTTGCACCAAATCCCCAGTTGTCAACCCGCTTTCTAACAGGGCCACTATCATTCTCTTATTGTGAACAGAATAATCGGAAAAACTTCTCCCTATCCTGCCAATCATAGCCTTGCCTGTGTACGTGGTGCCTTGTCTTGGAATGCTTATGTTAACACCATGATTCAAGATGTGGCTATATTTCTGTTGGTACATTAGACACCACTCCTAAAGGTGAATAGGACATGGCAGGTTCACCTGTAGCCAGAAACAAATTAGCCCCTGCTTTTTTGCTTAGTTCAATTTCTTTCTTCTCCCAGTCAATTTCCTGTAGGCGGTAGGAATAGCCCGTCTCGTCCGATTCCTGAAGTTTTATTCGTTGGGACATACTTGGGCACATCATAGCAGCAAGTTGAAAAATAGCGGCGGATTGTATCAAATCCCAAGAAGTACCCCCGCTCAACTTATAGGCCGTCCATCCTGGGCACTTGCTTTTTATTATTGTTTCAGTCTCTAAAGCTAAATCCTGAATGTCGGCATCTGGCAAGGTTATGGTGTCTGTTGAGTTCAACCCCAACCGCATTCTAACTCTATCCTCATAGCCAACAGGTAAAATATCATAGACCAAACGCACCACCCCTTTAAAAATGGGGAGGGGAGTAAGTAATTATACCTACTCCCCGTTTTTAGAATTAAGCATTAGTAGTAAGGGTTTTTACGCAATCTGGGAACAGAACCGCAAATCCAGTTACCTGAGACAACACAATGGTTTCAAACTGGGTTTTAATCATGCGGTCAGTTTCAACAATGTCTGCACCGATTTCAGTTACCTGCTCAAGGGCAAATTTTGGGTCAATTACTAACACCTTGTTTTCTATGGTCGAAGAGGGAAGATAGACACAACGCATAGGCTTGGAGAAGAGGCTCGGTGCCAAGGTTACTCCGCCGCCAACCTGGTTAACGCCGTTAATCTGTGCCAGGAGTGCCAAGGGATCAACATTCGGAGGTTGAATCCCAAGCACTTTGATTAGTTGGGTCTCATCTACAATAGCCGTTCTACCCTGGTAAGGATAGAATTTTAGTCTAAACTTTAGCCAGCTCCCCCAGTCAATACCATCGTTAACTTTACCGCCGAGAGCAGTAAGGTTATAGTTAGTTGCGGCAGTATTAGAATTCCCGTCACCATTGACCAAAACGTTAACCGCATCTTCAGCCAGATCAACTCCGGTCTGCTGGAGAATACCTTCAATCAGCAAGGTGAGCATGTCAATCCGCATCCTTCTGATAAACTCATAAGATGCGTCAATCGCACGTCCTTTCTTTTGCAGGGTAATTGCGTGAGTATGCCCGGTAATGGTCGTTGTCGGAATTTCCGCGCCTTCGGCAACGCGTTTTTTCTGTTTTGCCGAGGTGGACAAATCAACATAAAACGTCTTGTAAGCGTTCCCCTGAATCGGGGTCTTAATGGCCACCAACTCATTCAGAATATCAGGAGCGGTCATGGCCTGACGAGCAACTCGGTTAATAAATTCAGGGAACAGCACATCGCTGGAAGAAGTCCCAAGGAAGAACTTATCCACGGTGTCTGCATATAGGCCTTTGGATTCATCGGTTTTTGTGCGAATGCCAGCCGCAAACATCTGCCGCTCAAAGGCGTCCAACTGCCCAAGCCAAGCATCAGCACCTACATACTGGCTGGACGGGTCTTGTGTTTCCAGAAATTGCGAAAACGTCAAGCCCTTGCTGTAGGCTTCCTTGTACAGATTAAGTCCTGCACCTAACTGTTCTTTAAGCCCGAGATACCCATTAGGTTTAATTTCCGGCATTAAAACGTCACTTCCTTTCGATTTTGCTCAAGAAATACAAAACCCCGCTAGGTTGCGGGGGTTCTTGTTAAATGGTTTTAACAGGTAATTAAAACGCTCTAGCCAAGATATACGATTGCCTTGTGGTTGGTCGCATCAACAGCGACAGCGATTACTCCTTTATTGGTGGTTGATTTCGCTCCCTTTCCGGCTCCATCAAGTTCAACCCAACCTCCGATCTGCACCTCATTAGCTGAGGTAGTATCATGTTCAATGTCAATTTCGACGAATCCCTTGATTTGTACGCCAACGCGATCAGTCTCAAAGACTTTCAGCACCCCATAGGGCGTCCCAGCGTCTGCGCCTAACCCCCATTCTCCATTGCCAGAGATGGTGCCAATTTTGCCAATGTCGCTTGCCGTAATCCCAGAAGCAGGAGCAAGCGTGATCTCTTGATACCCAATACCCATTAAAGATTCTTTCGCTTCCGCATAGGTCATAGCCATTGTTTATACACACTTCCTTTCATCCACGCCTACAGCACGTGGTAGTAAATTTCGTAGTCCCCAACCAAACCAGCAGAGGCACCAGATGCGACAGAAGCAGTTACCCATTTGCCTGCCGCCAATCGTTGCATAAGTTTGCCATTTGTACCCGCGCTTTCGATATTGGTAAATGTGCCGATAGCAGCATTGATGTCTTTACCATCAATCAAGTTATCGCTTGGGGTAGTTGCACTAACCGAGGTTGTGCCAACATCAACAGTACATGCGGCAGAGGTTTTGGTTGTAACAACTAGAGCAACATGTTCAATCAAGATGTCGCCACTTTCAGGGTTTGCCCATGAGAATATCCCACCACCAGTATCAACCGCCGCCAAATTGCCAGTAGCCTTTTTTAATGCCCCGCGATTAATTTCTGTGGCAACAGCAGTAAGCCCGCTAAGTTTGTTTAATTCGGCAGTGCTGGCGGTAAGTCCACTAAGTTTGTTTATTTCGGCGGCAGTTGCGGTTATTTCGGTATTCCCAATAAAATACTTGTTGGCTTTAATGCCCAATTTGTATCACCCCCTAAACCTTGTAAAGCCTTGGGTCAGCCTTTGGAGCAATGGCTTCGCTGGGAAGATTCAACTCTTGCCCTTCGGTATGTTGAATCACTCCAAGTTTGGCTAGTGCCTTAGCTTCCCATTTGTCACCCATTGCTTTGATCTCATCAATTTCAAGAGAAGCAAACATCTTTTTAAAGGTATCTTCCGCGAAGTCGTTTCCTTCAGCACGAACACCAGATGCAAGCGCAGAAGCGATTACGTCCTCCCGGTATTTCTCGCCTAGTTTGGCAAGTGCGGTCAACTCGTCAATTTTGGCTTTCAAACTTTCAATTTCTGATTCTTTTTCACCAAGTATGGTTTGCATTTCTTCTATTTTGGCAGTCAGAGAATCAACCTGTGCTTGGAAAGCCATTTTTTCTTCATCTGTCACCGTTTGATCACTTCCTTTCGTGGATTTCGCCTTCAATTCGGCGTTTAAGGTTCCGTCAAGTGCGTCCCGCAAGAAATGCTCATGGCCTGCGTCTAAAAGTTCTTTTACGGCTTCCTTGTGTTTCGCAATCAACTTCGCCATTGTCCAACCTTCAGGCAGGTTTTCCTTGTTTGAATACAATTGGTGATACAGTTGATGCAACTCGCTTGCATCGCGTATGTCTTCTCTTTCAATATGGAACACTGCCGCGCTGGACGATAGACAACAAAAAACTGGTGAATTTTTGTCCACCAGTTTCAGGTCTGCTATATTGCTAAAACTTTGCTTCTTAGATGTGTTAAATCTTTCTAGTGGCTTACCCGTTAGCACCCCCGCATCGGGATAAGCCCCAGCGCAAACAATCGAATTTTCAATCATCATGCTGCTGTCAACCATTGGCGGAGGGGCAGGTTTAGCTGTAACATAGCACTGTCTCTGTTTACCATCTACCTCATAAATTTGGCCGGGCCAGTGCGAGCATTTTTCAAAATCCCGAATGTCATTTCCGCAAATCGAGCATTCACTGAATCCCCAAGTTACTGAAACCGAAGAATCATGGAGAACACCAGTAACAATCTGTTGGTGAATATCATCCGTGGTAAAATCACCGATGTAAGTTTTTGCCCCTTTGGGCATATACATAGTGCCTATTAGTTGCCGTTCGCCTTTGCTGTCTGTGATTATCTGCCCGTCAAAGAACCGGCCAAATGGTATCGTTACATTGCCAACCGGCAAACTCCCAAAGCTATGGTCAGCAATTTGAACAACATCTCCGTTTTTGATGTTGTTTAGGTAAATCTGCAACAGTGAATCGTCAAACCGCAAAGCCCTTGATGGGATGGGAGTCGTCCCTAACAACGTAAACGAATGAATGTAAACATCATCTCGTGTCAGTGGCGTTTTTGTAAATCGATTAATCAAAGCCGTTTGCTCATCCGTTATCTGTTCGGAAGAAATATAAGCCATTGATAACGATTCATCATCTTTGTTGGATTTTCTAAACCTGTCCATCTGCTTTTGAGCAACCGCCCTAACCTTTGGTTTGTCCTCTTCAGGGATATTTGAACCATCAATACGCGCCAATGTATTCTGCACGGCATTATGCACTACATGGGGCCTCCCGTTCTCAATCCTCACATACGGGAACTTGAATTGCCCAAAATCCTTGAGTTCTCCTTCTTCATGCCAAAAGTAGGCTTTCCGATATTTTTGCCAGTCTATTTTCTCTTTGTCACCCGATCCATCAGTTGAAGCCCACTTACGAATGCCCTGTTCAGCTTCATCGGCGTCCCATTCCCACCTTTCAGATAAAGGAAAATCATGATACGGTTCGGCAGGCATCTTTTTCACCTCCAGGTTGGTTTATTAATTTGGTACAGTCGCTTATCACCATTTTCACCGGGTCACCGCCATAAGTGTTTAATAAAATAGCTTTTTTGATTTGCTCAACCGTCAAATCACGTTTCGCTTGTTTGACTAATTCTTCTATGTCATAACTCACAAAAAATCACCTCTTCTTGCTTTTTGGAACTACGGCAGGTTGTGGCATTGCATTTTTCTTCTTCTTTTTACCCTTGCCCTTCTTTTTGGAACCCAACCTAAACACTCCTTTTCTTATTATGTCGCTGGCGGAGAACCATGCCTTGGAATGTCTATCCCGCCTTTTTGTTCCTCGCGCCTTTTACGTTCTTCTATCAACTGTTGCCAATCGGAAGGCAAACCGATAAGCCCAAGGTTAGCACGATGCAGTTGTGTTTCTTCAAGGTCAGATATTGCTCCGCGCAACCTAGCCGCAATAATCACGTCCTGCAAAGTCTGTTTTTCAGCCACAATTTGTAGGTCAGAACGCAAATCAACAGGCATAAAGGAAACGTCAACAAATCCACGAATACCCTCAAGGTTCAGAGCCATCGTAAAAACCCGTTCCAGAATGCGCTCAACGTTCTTTTGTAACGATTCAATGCCACGCGAATATATCTTCAGTTCGGCGGCATACCTTTCTCCGCCAACCGATGTATCGGGCCTGCCAAGAATCGTACCTAGTGTTTTTAGAGAAGCAGCTAGGCTCCGTTCAATAACTTGTATAACGCTTTCCGTCCTTATCATCTGCCCGGTTCCACCTTTGCCCACCAAATCCATCTCTAAGGCATCGGTGGTAACCAGAATATCATCGGGATTGAGATTTTGCAGTTGCGATTCTATGTCGCTTTTAATCCGCATCACCCAGTCGGTAAATTTAGCCGGATCCATGCGAACAAAATCGGGCGCGTTGTTGCGTATGACCTCTTCAAGCAATTTCGCATGAATGCGCGGATAACCAACCTGATGCAAAGCAGCCTTCAAATCCGATAAAACCTGTAATTGAAAAGCCACAATTGCAGGCACAGAAGCCAAGGGGTTGCGCCCATAGGGGTCATCAATTGCTTCATCTACTGCCTCGATAAAAATCGTCGGATAATCAAGAGAAACATATCCATTTTGTCCTTGTAAACCCTGCCATTGGTAGGGTATGATGCGTTTAGTCTTGGGGTCTGTCTTGTAGTAAATAGTGCCTGTATCAAAAGCAACTATGCTGTGCATCCGCGCATTGGCATCTAGAACTAATTCGCATCCCATCGCGCCACGCAACATCGCATTAAGCAATAACTGTAGAGAAAGTTTATCTATCCCCTGTGAGCGTTGAAAACTAGTACTGTCTGTGGGATGATTTAGTTTCCAAACCATTTCATCAAGGACTCTTTGTGCACGCTTACTTTCTGTTCCGTCTGGATTTTTAGCTTTGAACTGTATATCCGTATTTGCCACCCTGAGAAACTGCCAAAGACTAAGACTAACTTCAGGATGAACCACAGACAGCATATCCAATAAGTCATTTAAGGAGTAATACTTAAACGTTGTTGCATCTATGCTTCTAACGTGTTCCCACTTTCTTGGCAAAAAAGCAAATGGGCTATATGCCCATTGTTGCAATTGATTAGTTTTGGCTACACCTGCTGTCACGGGTGGTGTTGCAATATCTGGAGAACGAGCATTTCTTATGCTGCTAAAGATTTTTAGTAATTTCAATTTTAGTCACCACCCCTTTTACCAGTTCGTTTTCACGCCACTTATCATGGGCATCAAAGTGTGTTTGGATTGGCTTTGTCTTTGGGTAAATAATTGCACTGCCATATGCAACGCATCTGCCTGGTCGTCATGTTTCCACATGCCCAGAAAAATTAATTCCTGAATCAATGACTGTTGGTTTTTGCCAAACTTGACATATCCATTACGAATCATTGGTTCAAGCGATTTTATCCTCGTCTCTTTATCGCCAGTCGGCTTAGGTTCTGTTACAACGTTGATATAAACTCCAGCTTTTGCAGATTCTTTGCGTAAGTCATCCGCAAGCAGGTCTTGAAACTGAACAGCCTCAACGTAGACCTCTTGATAATTGAATCGTTTCTGTTTTTCGATTAAATCTTGAATAATCTGTGAGGGCCTGCGAATTTTGGCATCGCTCTCAACTACATATAAATAGCCATTTTTGTCTTGTGCAATGGTAACTATAGCTGAAGGGTCAGCTTTATCAGATTTCCCAAGTGATGGGTCTAAAGCCGCTTTAACCACACACTCCTTTAAATCGGGCAGATCTTTATCATCGTAATAATGAAAGTCCTTGTCTAAAATCCAAGCGTTTGTTTCGTCCAAAGGCTCATTCTGTATCTCACAGTTAAACGCCAATATTCCTGTATCGACAATTTGAAGTTGATAGTCATAATAACTTATACGCTCAGGCCATATCACCTGAGTCCCAGCCAGCATCTCTTGTTTGTGCTTTTTAAAAAAATCTTTTGCCTTCTCTTCTCGCCTTTCATCTTCTAAGTTTGTTATTATTTCTTGCCATTTTTCCCAAAGTTTTGAATTAGACCACTTAATGATACCTTTGTACTTCTTAGTTTTAAAACGTCCTTTTTTGAAGATATTGTTCAAAAGCGAGTCATAATGAAGGATTGTACCGATAATTGTTATGTCCGTTTTTTCGTCACCAAGATACGAAACAGCACGGTCAAACCAATCCTTCTTTTTGCGTCTTTGCTCAGGACTTTTTACTTCTTCATCATCCTCTATGTCATCCAGAATAACCAGATCTGGGCGGTAGTTTTTGTACCTTATCCCGCGAACAGCTCCACCACTGCCACGAGCCATAATAACACAACCGTTTTTTAAGTGAACTTCATCCACCTTCCAAATAGTGCCTTTAACGTCTTTGAAATCTTCAAGCAAATATTCATTGGACTCTAGTTCGTTCTTTAAAGACTCAAATATCTTTATAGCCATCGCCGAACTCGCACTAAATACAACAATAAACTTCTTTTTTTTGTAAAGAGCACACCAAATCGGGAATATCAAAGACCATAAAGTTGACTTAGCGTGTCCCCGCGGTGCAGCAATGGCTATCTTTTTACCACCTCTACTTTTTGCCAAATCCTGCATCATGCGATACATCTCGCGGTGAAACTTCGGAACTGCATATTCGAGATAGTCAGGGAAATAAGCCCTTGCGAAAAACTCAATATCCTCCGCAGCTAAAAGTTTCCGTAGTCCCTTAGACCCAGTTAAAGGCAATTCTGATTCTGGTGTATCAAGTATTATGTCTACTTCTTCAGAAGAATAATGTTTCGGCAAGTATTCTTCCACCAAAGAAGCAAGATATTGTTCGTATTTCTTGCTAACCAATTTATCACCACCAGAATTTACAAAAAGCCCCACCTCGGCTGTCGGTCTCAAAACGTTCCTGACAGTGCTCGTTCACCTAGCGTCATAGGCAGGGCTTGAGTCAGGCTAAATTATCTGGGGCCGCCATGAGGATGGTCTCCCCCAGATCCAAGGCTACCCTCAGTCTGTCGGGCGGCGGTCCTCGATCATGTCATCGTTCAGCTCGTAAAAGGCGTGCTCGCAAAATGCCGTCCTTGTCAAGCCGTCGCCGTGAATGTCGGTGATCCGTTTAATCTCGAAAAGCTGCCAATTAGCGTCAAGATCTTTAAATGCCACCAGGTTTCCCTCGATGACATACTGGCTGTCCGGGTGGTTGGCGGGAACCGAAAAG